CAACACAGAAAATCCTAGTTCTGGTGGCTCTGGTATTGGTGGATATGGAAACCTTAATGGTGGTGTTGCTGGAGCTACTAACAGAGGTGCTGGCGGTGGCGGAACAGGTCAAGGTAGTGGCGCAGTAGCCGGAGGCGGAGGATCTGGTATTGTAATTATACGATATTCTGGTTCTACATCAGCAACAGGCGGAACTATTACAAATTCTGGTGGTTATACATATCACACATTTACTGGTGACGGAACATTTACTAGTTCTTTAACTTACACTATAAATTAAACCATATAAATAGCGGTGTCACTTTTTATTAGGAGCTTTAAATGGCACATTTTGCAAAATTAAATTCAGACAATGTAGTAGTCCATGTTTCAGTTGTTGATAACTGGAACTGCGTTGACGGTTCAGGTAATGAAGTAGAAGCAATTGGTGTTGCTTTTCTACAAAGCGTTCACGGTGTTGAACCTGGCATTACATGGAAACAAACAAGTTATAACGGCAACATTCGCAAGAACTATGCAGGTATTGGAATGACATATGACGCTGGTCGTGATGCTTTCATTTCACCAAAACCATTTGCATCTTGGATTCTAAACGAAACAACTTGCCGCTGGGAAGCACCAGTTCCAATGCCTGAAGATGCTGGCACAGGAACACCGCCAAAGATGTATAGTTGGAATGAAGATACAGTCAATTGGGTTGAAGTTACACTTTAATTATTAGGAGTTTATAATGGATGTAAATAATGTTAGTGAAGTAATGAAGAATTTTTCTGGCGACAATGGTATGCCAGTTGGTATTGATACTGCAATCAAGGCTTTAAGGCCTGGTGCAACATGGGAAATTGAAATGGCTGGCGGTAATATCACTTATCATAAGTGGTATCACAAAGATGGTTTGAAACCACCAACGAAAGATGAGATTGATGTAGAGCTTGCTTACCAAGAAAAGTTAGCTAAACACTATCAATATGCTTATGATAGATGCAAACATTATCCTGATGGGTTTGAACAACTAGATATGTTGTGGCACGCTGTCAATCAAGGCATAGATTTAAAAGATTCAGAATGGTTTCAGACGATTAAGGAAGTTAAAGAACAATTTCCTAAATCAGAAGGCGATCCGCCAACGAAAGACTGAATAAAACCCACCGTCAGGTGGGTTTTTTATTACCACTAATACCTGATTTGACTAAATAGAGATAAATCTATTTAATTTCAAGGAGAATTATCATAGCTGCATTTTCAGAATTGCTCATTGAGCAGAATGCCACTTTCTCCACCACAGTCAATGTAGTAGATTCAGCCGGTTCTGCTGTTAATCTCTATGGGTATTCTGCTTCCACTCAAATGCGTAAATCATATTACGCAACATCAGCTACAATAATTACTTCAACCATTACAGGTAATGCTAATGGTGAAATTACTCTTTCTATGACGGCAGCTAATACTGCCAATTTGACACCTGGCCGGCAAGTTTTTGATTTGCTCATTACATCACCCACATCTGTAAAAACAAGAGTAATTGAGGGAATTGTTGTGGTATCGCCAGGAGTTACACAGTAATGGCTATTACAGGAATTGTTAAACAACAGGTTAGGTCAACAATTGTAGCACAGAATTTTGCACCTAAACCAAATGTGGCGTTAACTGAATTAACAGATACTAACATTACATCTGTTCAAGACAAGCAAGTCCTTCAATTCAATTCTGCAACAGGTAAATTTGAAGCCAATACTGTTACTGCTACGGTTGTTGCAGTTAATGGTGGTTCGTTTTAATGGCAAATACATTAATACAAATAAAGTCATCCACATCTAATGCGGCTCCAACCACATTAAATGTAGCTGAACCTGCATATTCATATGTAAGTAATACCTTATTCATTGGTACTGAAGGAAGTAATGGTGCCATTGCGATTGGCGGTCAATTTTATATTAATCAACAATCACTTATTTTTACCAAAACTAACGCAGCTTTTGAAGCTGCAAATACCTCTACTCCCACAGTTATTCGTGGTGGCAATTTTTAAAACATAAATAGAGTATAAAAGAACCTAGAAGCCTTATCTAAAGGACACTATTAAATGGCAAATACAGTAATTCAACTAAAATGGTCTGATGTAACATCGGCACCATCATCATTAAACGTTGGTGAGGCGGCGTATTCAAATACCTCACAAAGATTATACATTGGTGACACATCTAATAATGTTCTTACCATTGGCGGTAAATTCTTTGTAGACCAACAAGGTCTAATTTTTACCAAAACTAATGTAGCATTTGATACTGCCAATAGTGCTGGTGCTTATGCTAATGCTGCTTTTGCTTCTTCTAATAATAATGCAGGTGCAGCTGCTGCCGGTTCTTATGCTAACTCGGCATTTGTTGCTGCCAATTCAGCCTCTAGTTACGCTAATAGTGCCTTTAGCACAGCTAACTCAGCTTTTGCTGAAGCAGACTCAGCTGCTAGTTATGCTAATTCGGCTTTCTTATCTGCAAACAATATTGCTGGTGTCAATCTAACACAGAACACCAACATCACTAATGCTGGTACATATGCTAACTCTGCTTTTAGTACCGCTAATTCAGCTTTTGCTGAAGCAGATTCAGCTGCTAGTTATGCTAACTCAGCATTTTTAACTGCTAATACTCCAAGTTCTACTGCTAACTCAGCTGCAGCTTATGCTAACGGTGCCTTTGCAGCTGCGAATACAAAACTATCTTCTTCAGGTGGAACAATTACTGGTAATTTAGATATTACTGGTAACTTGACTGTATCTGGAAATACAACATTCGTTAACACAGAAATATTAAGTGTAGAAGATTCATTAATTAAACTTGCAAATAATAATACTGCTGGTGATACAGTAGATATTGGTTTTTATGGAATGTATAAACCTACAACCGGTGGAGTAAACTATACCGGTTTGGCAAGAACAGCTGGTGCGAATACCTACTTCTTATTCCGTGGTTTAACAAATGATCCTACAACCAATGCATTAGCATCTGGTTCTGTAACTGCTGCTAATACTGCTCTGTTAGTTGCCAATGTTCAATCATATGCTATTTCGATTAATGGTATTGATGTTGAAACAAATCAAGCGAGAATTTTTACACAGGCAAATTCTGCCTTTGCAGCTGCTAATACTGCTGATGCAAAAGGCACATCTGCTGGTTCATATGCTAACTCGGCTTTCTTAACTGCTAACACTCCAAGTCATGTTGCAAATAGTGCCGCTAGTTACGCTAACTCAGCATTTATAGTTGCTAATAACAGTTTAGGTATTGATACTACTCAAAATACCAATATTACTTCAGCTGCTAGTTACGCTAACTCAGCTTTTGTGTCTGCTAATTCGGCTGGTGTTTATGCTAACTCTGCTTTTGGTGTTGCCAACTCAGCATTTGCTGAAGCAGATTCTGCCGCTAGTTACGCTAACTCTGCGTTTGCAAAGGCTAATACAGACTTTACAAATATATCAACAACAGCTGCAGACCATGGTACAGCATCTTCTGTTCCTGCATTTAGACTTGAAGCAAATGGTCGCATTAGTTCTGCAAACTCAACTGCCATTGCAATTGCGGCTTCTGCAATCACATCAGGTACACTAGGTGTTGCAAGAGGTGGTACTGGTGCTGGTACATTTACAACCAATGGTGTTCTGTTAGGTCAAGGCACTTCTGCATTTACAACGGCATCATCGTCAACAGAAGGACATTTATTGACTATCAATGCTTCTGGTGTTCCAACATTCAGTCATTTACAAGGCGGAACATTCTAAATTATTATCGTGAAAAGGAGTTATTATGAATGTGGAGTTTTCAAATGCATATCAAGAGGTTTTGCTTGAGAACCTAGATGTAATACTCAAGCAAAACTTTATGATGCAAACAAGATTAAAGTTGCTTGAGAAAGAAGCAAATGCTCGTGCAGAAATGCAGGCAAAAATTGATGAACTTACAGTAAAACACCAAGAAGCGTTAGAGCAAATTGGTCAGAGCCAACATTATAAGGTACAAGCAGAAAGTAATGATGCAATAGTTCAAGAAAAAGCTAGAATTCAATCTGCTTTAAATGATACTATGCGAGAGCTTGGTACAACTAAAAATGTTTTAGAGGCAAGAGAAAAAGAAATAGAAGAAATGAAATCTAAGATTTCTGAATTGGAAAAATTAGTTCCTCCTGCACCTAAAGTTGTTAAAAAAGTTACTGTAAAAGCTATTGAAGAAAAGCCTGTTGAAATTTCTGCTACTGAAACCAATAAAGTAAGGGTTGAGGCTGGCGGTACATTTTAATGGCAAATACAGTAATACAACTTAAACACTCGACATTAACTGGCAATGTTCCATCATCGCTAGCTAATGGTGAAATTTCCATCAACAGTCGTGATGGAAAGTTTTTCTATTCCACTCCCGCTGGTGTAGTCACCACTCATTATCCTTATTTGGGACCAGCAGGTCTCAATAAGGAAATTCAATTCAATGATAGTGGTACTCTTGGTGCAAATGCTGGCCTTTCATTTGATAAATCATCTGGCATATTCAGCACCAAACTAATATCTGTTACTAATTCTACCGGTGATGAAGGTGGCGAGATATTACTTGCTAAGCCATCAACAAACACTACATTAGTTGGCACCGGAATCACAATTGATGCCTTTCAGAATAAAATAAGATTTTTTGAGCAAGGCGGTACAGCTCGTGGTGCATACATTGATTTGACAGAGTGTTCTGGTGGTGCAGGAACAAACTTATTAGCACCATCATCATCTACTGATGGTTTTGCCAGAACACAAGCTAATGCCGCTTTTATCCAAGCCAATGCATCTTTCTTACAAGCAAACACACCAAGTGCTACTGCAAACTCTGCTGCTAGTTATGCTAACTCAGCATTTTTAAGAGCAAATACTCCAAGTGCTACTGCAAACTCAGCTGCACTATACGCTAACGCAGCTTTTACAAGAGCAAACAACTCATTAGATGCTAATAACGGCGGTACTGTTACTGGCACAATTACAGCCACTTCGTTTATTACAACAGGTAGTTTTGGTAATATACTAGGTGCAAATACAATATATGCAAACAATTTTGTGGCCAATACAGGCTTCATTCAGTTTGCAGATGGTTCAAAACAATTTACTGCAAATGCTGGTTCAGGTGGTGGGTCCACAGATTTTGGTTTTGGTATCATTTACACCGCAAATAACAATACGTTTGCTAACGCCACAACGGCCAATGCTCAAGTTAATTTTGTTGGTGAAAACGGTACTGTTGTTTATGCAAACGCTACAACTAAAACAATCACTTTTGCTGGTACTCCAGGTCTTCAAGGATTAACCGTGGATTATGGATTTGTTAATGATCCAGTGTTTTATTCAATTGATTATGGATCTTTAGCTTAATTTGGAACAACTATAAATAACTATTATGTCAACACAAGTTCAATTTAGACGAGGTAATACAGCGCAGACCAGCACATTCACAGGTGCTACCGCTGAGATTACCGTAGATACAGATAAAGAAACAATAGTTGTCCATGATGGATCAACTGCTGGTGGTTTCCCTTTAGCTAGAGAAAGTTCAAGTAATACTGCTGGTTCTTATGCCAACTCTGCATATGCCACCGCTAACTCGGCACAGTCATATGCTAACTCTGCTTTTGCAACTGCTAACACCTCTGCAGCTGCTGGTTCTTATAGTAACTCAGCATTTGGTGTTGCCAATTCAGCTGCTAGTTATGCAAATAGTGGATTTGCCGTTGCTAACTCAGCATCTTTATATGCCAATTCAGCATTTTTAGCTGCAAACAATTCTGCTGGTGTTAATCTAACACAGAACACCAACATAACAAATGCTGGTACATATGCCAATTCAGCATTTCTAACTGCCAATACTCCAACTCATGTAGCAAATTCAGCTGCTAGTTACGCCAATTCAGGATTTGCAGTAGCTAATAGTGGCAGTTCTTATGCTAACTCAGCATTTGCTTCTGCTAACAATTCTGCTGGCGTAAATCTAACACAGAATAATAATATTAGTTCTGCTGCCAGTTATGCCAATTCTGCTTACACAAGAGCAAATAATTCATTAAATGCAAACACTGGCGGTTCAATCACCGGTGATATTTCAATAACTGGTAATTTAACTGTAACTGGTAATACAACTTACACCAATACAATCACAGTTTTAATTGGTGACAATATTATTGTATTAAATGCGGATCTTTCACAAGCTGCACAACCAACCGAAAACGCTGGTATTGAAATTGACCGTGGCGCTCAACCAAATTCTTCATTTTTATGGATTGAAACTTCTGGTAAATGGGCAGCAAATAACGGCAATGGTGCAATATTCATTGCAGCTGATTCAGCAGAATCTTATGCTAATGCAGCTTTTGCTTCTGCAAATTTAAACAATGGTGTTAATACTACACAAAACACCAACATCACAAATGCTGGAACATATGCTAACTCAGCATTTCTAAGAGCTAATACTCCAACTCATGTAGCTAATTCAGCCGCATCTTATGCCAACTCAGCATTTATTGTTGCTAACAATAGTCTTGGTATTGATACAACACAAAATACCAACATCACAAATGCTGGTACATATGCTAATTCAGCTTTCGCTGCAGCTAATACAGACTTTACAAACATTAGTATTTCACCATCACAAACATATGGTAATTCTGGTTACTATCCTGTAATTACTATATCAGCAAATGGCAGAATTAATGCAGTTTCAACTCAAGTGGTAACTGACCCAAGTGCCATTGCATTTGCAATCGCTTTAGGATAAAAAATGGCAAAACCAGCTTCTCGTGCTCAATTAAAAGAATACTGTTTAAGAAAACTTGGTAAACCTGTCATTGAAATCAATGTGGATGATGACCAAGTAGATGACCGTATTGATGATGCATTAAGTTTCTTTGAAGATTACCATTTTGATGGTACTGAAAAAATTTATATGAAGCATCAACTTACAGTTGAAGATATTAATCGCCGTTGGATTTATGCACCTGATGCCGTTACATTTGTAACTGGTGTATTTCCATTTGATAACTCTAATGCATCTGTCAATATGTTTGACCTGCGTTATCAATTACGCTTGCATGACCTCTATGACTTTACATCGGTAAGTTATGTGTCATATGAAATTACCATGCAACATTTAAGAACACTCCAACTGTTGTTCTCTGGTACTCCACAGTTTAGGTTCAATCGTAAACAAAATAAAGTATTTTTAGATATAGATTGGACAAGAGATATTCAACCAGGTCAATATGTGGTTATTGAATGTTACAGAACATTAAATCCACAAACAATTACTTTAACTGGCACTTGTGCAACAACAGCTAATGCAAATACAGTAGTTGGAACAGGTACAATATTTGACCAACAATTGTTAGAAAATGATTTTGTTACCTTTGGTACAGAAACATTACAGATTGATAAAATTAATTCACCAACATCTATCACAGTTCGTGGCCCATTTACAACAACACAAGCTGGTGCAACAATGACTGCTGCTGGATATTCAGATGTTTGGAATGATAGGTTCTTAAAGAAATATTCTACTGCATTGATTAAACTTCAATGGGGTAATAATCTTAGTAAATTTGCTGGCATACAAATGCCAGGTGGTGTAACACTTGATGGTGTTCGCATTATGGCCGAAGCTCGTGAAGAACTTGAAAAACTTGAAGAAGAAATGCAAGTAATCAATGTTCTTCCTGGCGAAATTATGATGGGTTGATAATGAATGCCTACCAACTTTTACTTTAATCCATTTCCAACAAATCAAATTACCAGCGAGCAATTGCTGGTGGAAGACCTTGTCATTGAGGCCATGCAAATCTATGGCATGGATATTTTTTATATGCCAAGAAGTTCTCGTGATTCAGTAGATTTACTGTATGGTGAAGATACATTAAAAACATACACATCAGCATACCCACTTGAAATGTACCTTGAAGATGTTACAGGTATGGAAGGTGAAGGTGATTTTATGTCCAAATTTGGGCTTGAAATCCGAGATGAGTTAACCTTTTTAGTTTCTCGCCGTAGGTTTGCATTTACTGTAAATCAACTTCGACCAAATGAAGGCGATTTGATTTATGTTCCTATGCTACAAAATTTCTTTGAAATTACCTTTGTAGAACATGAAAATGGTCAAGCCATGTATTATACATTAGGCCGTGGTCGTGGTGGTAATGTCTATGTATATGCATTAAAATTAAAACAGTTTGTATTTTCTAATGAAGTTGTTGAAACAGGCAATGCTGAAATTGATGGACAAATTAAAGATGAATATCCACGCACTCGCCTTACATTAAACGCTGGTGGTTCAGGTACATTTGTTCCAGATGAAATTATATTTGTAAGCCCTGATGCAACATATGCTAATGCTACGGTACAAGCTATTGTCCATGATTATACAACTGGTTCTTCTGTTGATGTTTACAGAGTTAGAGGAACATTTACATCTGGTACATTAAGAGGTAAAACTAGTAACGCAACATGGGTGTTGAATACTGTTTCTGATACTTCAACAATGGATAATGCCTTTGAAGATATTATTGATAACAATAGAATTGAAAATGAGTCTGATGCCATTATAGACTTCACAGAACACAACCCATTTGGTGAAGCATAATGCTAGGTAATGCACACTTTTATAACCGAACTATTCGTAAAGTTGTTGTTGCGTTTGGTTCAATGTTTAATGATATTCTTTTGACCCGTTATTCAAAAGATGGGTTAACTGCATATGAAATTACCAAAGTGCCTTTGTCTTATGGTGCCAAAGAAAAATACCTAGTTCGTTTACAATCAGACCCAACTCTTACAAAATCTATTGCAACAACTGTACCTCGTATGAGTTTTGATTTGGTTGGAATGTCATACGATACCACAAGAAAACAACAAACTACATTACAGAATTTTGGCTTTAGTTCTGGTTCTTTTAGAACTCAGTATGCACCTATTCCATATAATTTTGATTTTAATCTATCAATTTATGTTCGCAATACAGAAGATGGTACACAAATACTAGAACAAATATTGCCATTTTTTACACCAGATTTTACAGTAACTATTGATTTCATTAAAGAGATGGATCAAAAGTATGATATGCCTGTCATTCTTAACTCAGTAACTCCTGAAGTTGATTATGAAGGCGACTTTATGAATACTCGGTTGATTATTTGGAATCTAACATTTACTGCAAAAGGTTATATTTGGCCTCCAGTATCCGCTAACAACTCTAGTAAATACATTACTTCAGCCAATGCAAACATATATACCGATTCTACTAATTTGGATGCACAAAAATTATATGTTAATATGGCAACAGGTTTTGGAGTATATACAACAGGTGAAGATATTAAAGTTGAAGCTCGAGGCGTAACAGGCAAAGTATTATATTTTAGTAATACAGCTGATGGTACATTAGTTTTAACAAACTTAAATAAAAAAGTCCAAGCAAATGATAAAGTAACTGGAGTGTATTCTAATTCAACATTTACAGTTACAAGAGTTGATACTTCACCAACAAAAGCGGTGGCAATTGTAGTAACACCTAATCCGCCAAGTGCCAATGGAAATGGTCCCTATGGATTTGAAGAAACATTTACTGAATGGCCTAATACATTATGAAAAAATTAAACGACAATTTATCTGAGATTTTTGATATTGAACCAATGGAACAACCAGAGGTTTTGCCTGCGGTTAAACCAACCACAGAGTTAGTTGCCTCTGATGAAGTGGAAACTGACGCAGCTTTAGCAAGAAAGAACATTAAGGGTTTATTAGATAAAGGTGGTGCAGCCATAGATAACCTATTGTTAGTTGCACAAGAATCTGAACACCCACGAGCATATGAAGTTGCCGCTAATTTTATTAAAACATTAGGTGACTTAAATAAAGACTTGTTAGAGATTCAAAAACAAAAACAAAGTTTACGGCCAGTTGAGATAAACAACCAATCTATCAATGTAGAGAAAGCAGTATTTGTTGGATCTACCGCAGAATTATTGAAACAAATTAGAGAGAATAAATAGGGTCATGGAAACATTAATCGAACAAATGAAAACAATTTTAGGTACAACTTTTGGGTTGTATTTTAAAGCACACTCATATCATTGGAATGTTGAGGGTCCTGACTTTGCACAATACCATAAATTTTTAGGAAAATTCTACGAATCTGTATATGGCAATGTTGACCCAATTGCCGAGCATATTCGTTCTTTAGATTCATATGCACCTGTATCATTAAGTAGAATGTTAGAACTATCTGACATTGAAGAAACAGATACCGTTCCATCAGCATTAACAATGTTATCTAATCTAAAAAATGATAACGAAAGATATATGATGCACTTGCGTGCCGGTATTGTTGCAGCTGAAGCTGCAAATGAACCAGCAGTTGGTAACTTTCTGCAAGATATTTTAGACCAACACCAAAAACATGGTTGGATGTTAAGAAGTTTTACTAAGTAATTGAATGAATAATAATGGTTATAATGGTAATGCAAGTCTAAAGCGTGCAGGTATAGAACTACCCTATACCGAGAAAGAAGTTTTAGAGTTAGCAAAGTGTGTTGAAGATCCAATTTATTTTATTGATAACTATTGTTACATAGTTACACTAGACCATGGTATTCAACCATTCAAACTTTACGATTGCCAAAAAGAAAAAGTAGAAACCATCCATAATAACCGCAAAGTTATTATTATGGAAGGTCGTCAGCAAGGTAAAACTACTGTTGCGGCTGCATATATTTTATGGTACACATTATTCCAAGAATCTAAAACTGTTGCTATTCTTGCAAACAAAGCTTCAACGGCTCGTGAAATCATGTCCCGTTATCAGTTGATGTTTGAACATCTTCCAGCATGGATGCAACAAGGTGTAAAAACATGGAATAAAGGTGACATAGAATTAGAAAATGGTTCAGTTGTCTTTACAGCGGCAACAACTGCAGCTGGTATTCGTGGTAAGTCTGTTAACTTATTGTATATTGACGAAGCTGCAATTATTCCAAATACAATTGCAGACCAATTCTTTACTGCGGTATATCCAGTTATCTCCGCTGGTCAAACAACAAAGATTTTAATTACTTCCACACCACTTGGTTATAACCACTTTTGGAAGTTTTGGAATGATGCTGTGAATAAAGTTAATGACTTTGTTCCAATGTTTATTCCTTATAGCCGTATTCCTGGCAGAGATGAGGCTTGGGCATTAGAACAAAGACGGCAACTTGGTGAACTGAAATATAACCAAGAGGTTCTCTGTAAGTTCCTTGGGTCAAGTTTAACTTTAATTGATTCATCCACGATTGAATATATGTCGACCTGTCCTACGGTCTATTCCAAAGACGGACTCGACCTATACGAATATCCAATCAAGGCGGAAAGGGACGATGAAGAAAAGCTTGTGAGAAAACCACACAGCTATGTCATTGTAGCCGACACGGCAAAAGGAGTGGGTGGAGATTATTCGGCATTTGTTGTCATTGATATTACCGAAGTTCCCTATAAGTTAGTAGGTAAGTACCGAGATAACAAAATTGCCCCTATGTTATACCCAACAGTCATACATAAAGTAGCAAGAGATTTTAATGATGCTTATGTGTTGATTGAAACAAACAGTAGTGAGCAGGTGGCTCACATTCTCCACAATGAATTGGAGTATGGTAATTTAGTGTTTGTCAACCGAAGTACCAAGACAGGCCAAGTGGTTTCTGGTGGTTTTGGTGGTGGCAAAACTCAGTTGGGTGTAAATACCGACAAAAGAGTTAAACGAATTGGATGTTTTACATTTAAGTCTTTGTTAGAAGAAAAGAAACTTCTAGTCTTTGACGCTGATGTTATATCTGAAATTTCTACCTTTATTCAAGTAAGAGATAGTTATCAGGCAGATGAAGGTTACCATGATGATTTGGTCATGCCGTTAGTCTTGTTTAGTTGGCTAACGACTAACCCAT